TCCTGCAGTTCTTTCAGTTGCTTAACCTCATCGTAGTTTTGCACCACGTTTTCAACCTTCTGTAACGAAAGTCTTGCCTTGCTTCGACAGCAGCAATTCTTAGCCATGGCGTGCTATGTGAGTGGCAGTGTGTTCCTCGGTCTGCTCGCAGTTTATGGTGGAATGCAAGTAGCGAAGTGGATTTAAATAATCAATGATTTGTTTTGTCAAATCCATTTATTGCATTAAATTTGCATGAGCAACCTGGAAAAGAACCATTAAATGAAAAGAATGAAGCACTTCTGTATGGCCGTTGTGGCCATTGCTGCCATCACTTTGACAGCCTGTAACAACAAGAAATATCACATAGAAGGTGAGATTTCGCAAGCGCAAGATTCGATGTTATATTTCGAAAACATGAGCTTGAACGGCCCTGTTGTCGTTGATTCAACGAAATTAGATGCCAATGGGCACTTTAATTTCAGTGGCGAAGCGGCACAAGCCCCCGAGTTTTATCGGTTGAGAATTGCCGGACAAATCATCAACTTGGCGGTAGATTCGACAGAGTCGATTACCATCAAGGCGGCCTATCCCACCATGTCGCGCCAATATGAAGTAAAACTACAGGGGATTTAAATGTTCAATAATCATATGCCCGCCGTCAATGCCGACTTTGGACGAATTATGATTTTTACAGATGTTGAAAAAATCACAAAAGAAAATGTTGGCGGCGTTATCAGTCACACGATGCTTGAGCACAACATGAACGCGAGACGCGAACATTATCTCATGAATTATGAGAAAGGGCTTCACCCGATACTCGACAGAGATAAAGATATCCGGCCGGAAATTAATAATCGAATCGTCGAGAACAGCGCGTCCAAAATTGTTGAGGTTCATACCGGGTATTGTTTCTCAAATCCGGTAACTTTCGTCAGAAAAACCGATGTTGACGGCGACGAAAAAGAAAAAAACGGCAAAAGTGCCGAGAGTGCGTCTAAAACGCCGCCTAACGAAAAAACGGAAGAAAAAGGTATAATTATACCTAAAGATGAAGAAAAATCTCTTAAAAACGATTCTGAAAGCAAGAATTTTTCGGGAAACGATGAAAATCTTAGCGTTTCAGATAAGCCCCAAAAAAATAGCGGCGAAACTCCCAAAGGCGATAAAAAAACCAAAAAGGACAAAGAAAAGGACGTCGATGTTAAGTTTGCGAAGCTGAACCGAATGTTCCAATCGCAATATAAAGCGAAAAAAGACACCGAGATGGCTCACCATCTTTTCACCTGCGGCGTCGGTTATCAAATGGCGCTTCAATCGAGAAGAGATGATTCGTTTGCTCCTTTCGAGTTAATGACGCTCAACCCGCTGACAACTTACGTCGTTTATTCAAACGATGCCTATCGCGAACCAAAACTTGGTGTAACGTTTTTCGCTCATGAAGATGGGACGTACGATTTCACCGCTTATACAGAAGATCAAGTTTTCCAATTTAAAAATTCAACGCTTGATCTGATGTCTCTATATAAGAGCTTTAAAAATCCACTTGGGATTATTCCGATTGTCGAGTTTTCGTTAACCGACAGAATGGGCGTGTTTGAAAAGGCGATGCCGATCATTGACGCTTTAGACGTTCTCAACTCTGATCGAGTCAACGATGTAGCGCAACATGTTCAATCGATATTGTGGATGAACAATTGTGAGATAGACGAGAAGCAGCAAGAGGCGCTAAGAGATAATGGCATGATCATGACAAAATCTCAAAGTGGAAAAGACCCGAAGATTCAGTATCTGTCACAGGTGCTTAACCAGTCGGAGGTCCAAACGCTCGCTAATTACTATCAAGACCAACTGATGCAAATGACATTTACGCCGAGTTGGAACGAAACGGCAGGTGGTTCGACAACCGGTGCCGTTCTGTTATCAAACGGGTGGCAATATCTTGAGCTTTACGCAAAAACCGTCGAGATGCTGTTCGACGAACCCGAACACAGGCTTCTTGAAATTGTAACGACGATCATTAATAAAGCCGGAAGCAAGTATTCTGATTTAAAGGACATAAAGGCATCCGACATTGAAGTCAAATTTAACAGAAACAAAACGTTCGATTTAACAACGAAAACAAACGCGCTTGTCTCTATGATTAACTCCGGTGTCGATGGGCTCACAGCGTTCAAAACCGTTTCGCTCTTTACCGATCCTCAAGCCGCGTGGGGTGCTTCAAAGAAGATAATTGAGGGCATCCAGAAAAAGCTTTCAGGAGATAGTGAAAACAAAAACAGCGCCAATAATAAAACGCCGGATCAAAACGCACCACATGATTCACTTGGCCTTATCAGGGCGCCCGGCGAACAATCCGACAACGTGATCTTGGACGCTAACGCCGCAAAAGACGCAGAAGGAAAGGGCGGCTCCAATAACGCAAAGAAAGACCCGACGGAAAAGAGCAAAAATCCGAGCAAGGTTCCGGGGGTTACTGAATAATGGATGCGAAACGTTTTTTTGTAAATTATGGCGGAATTGATAAACTCAACTATATAAGAACCGCAGAAACAATATCAGACGATATGTTTTTGTTTTTTGGAGAGATTTACACCGACTTAAAAAACGGTGATTTCCTGACAAGCGTTCCACGATCAGATTACATTGACGCTTTGATGGACTTATATGTCGCGTGGGCTTCTGGATGGCTGACCGATGATAATGACGATATGAGGAAGCATGCTGAATCTGTTGTTAACGAAATAATGGAAACGACAGAAAAAACGATAAGCCATTCAAAAGACGAAAATTTTCTTTCGTTGTACAGAAGCCATTCGCCAATGGAAGACGATGACATACCAGAAGCGATAATCGCTGTTTTGGGTAGAGACCGTGCTGATTTTATAGGCAACAACGAATCGTTATTCATCAACAATTATGGCGGGTTTTATTCGGCAATTCAAGATGGGAAAGAAAGTAAGACATGGTGCACATGTGAAGATGATCGCGTGAGAATGACCCATAACATTGTTGACGGCGAAACGATGCCGATAGAACGAGCGTTTGAAGTCGGCGGATACTATTTGATGTTCCCAAGGGACGATTCGATGGGCGCTCCGACCGAAGAAACGATAAACTGCCGATGTTGGCTTGAATACAGTTAAAAAGAAAGAGGTGTAGCAATGTTTAAGCTTGATAGAGACAGATTGGAACGAGAAGAGGCGTTAAAACGCGCCGAAGAGCAGGCGAAAGCTAAAGAAAAATCGAAGAAAGCAAAATCCGGGAAAGGCGAAGATAATGAAAACAGCTCTGAAGAAAACTAAAACAATGCAAGCGAAGAAAGCGTCCGCGGCCAATACGAAGGTGAAAGCGAAACCAACTTCAAAAGCTAAAACCAAAGCGAAAACCGCCACGGCGAAAAAGAAAGCGCCGGCAACCAAGTCTAAGGTTGCTCCAAAAACAAACGCCGCTCCAAAGGCGAAAACGACAGCCGCCGCTAAGAAGGCAAAGCCAAAAGCAAAGGCTAAAACTAAAGCCGTCAAAAAGTCCAACGCAAAAGCGAAAGCGACCGTTAAGGCCGCAAAGTCCGCAAAGAAAACAAAGTAATATAAAACATATATACTTACTATGTATTGACAGAAAAGTCGTTAAAATCATGCAGTGAAGCATCCAAAAACGCAATTTGCAGTGAAGCAAATAAAAAAACGCCAACCCGCTTTATGGTATGAGTGAACATGCCGGGTGCAAACTTTAAAACGCAAGGAGAACACACGATGGCTAAAGAAGAAAAGAACATTCAGGAATCTAACAACGAGCTGAAGAATCATGAACAGACTACCAACGAACAGACTGGCAACGATGATTTCGAAGCTATTGTTAAGGACTTGAGAAAACAAGTTGCCGAAATGAAAGCGGAAAACATCAAGATCAAAAGAGATCGCGATAAGCTTTCACATTCAGAAGCCGAAATGCGCAAAAAGCTCAATGCTAAAATGACGATTGAAGAACAAGACGAACAACAACAGCTTGAACAAGAGCAATACGTCAAAGGCCTTGAAAAGCGTGTTAAGGTTATGGAACAGAGTTCGCTGTTGCAGGCGAAAGGCTTCTCTAACGAAGACGCGAAAAAAATTGCGGAAGCGAGATATGACGGCGACTTAGACACGGCCGAATCTCTCATGAACGCTCATTACGATGCGCTTGAAAAGCAGAGAAAAGAGCAATATGAAAAGAAAATGGCCGAATTGATGAAACCGGCTTCCGGTAATGGCGGAATTGACTATCAGACTCAATTGAAGGCCGCTCAAGAAAACGGCAACATCCTTGAAGCCATCAAACTTATTAGAGAGCAATCCGAACAAGGCTAATCTTTATAAAAACCAAAGGAGAACACTAACATGCCAGATGCGAACACCGCAACTCGAATTGAAGTACCGAATTATGCCGGATTATTGTATCAGAAAGGTGATGCATCCACGCCGTTACTGACCCTGCTGGGGGTGCCGAAGGTTGTCGATCACGCTGAATTTGCAACCGGTGTTTATTATGACGCCCCCGTCGGCGAACAGCCGGCTATCACCGAAACCGCTTCTCTGACGGCCCCTCAAAATCCTCCGGCAAAGCGCAAGCAGATTACGAACGTAACCCAGATTTTTCAGTATTCTATTAATGTTTCTTATGCAAAAGAATCTGATATGGGAACGTTGTCTGGGATGAACGCGGCAAATCAGGTTGCCAATCCACCGTCTGAACTTGATTTCCAGATTATGCAGAAGCTGAATAAGGCTCGTGCGGATATGGAATATTCGTTCATGCGTGGGACCTATAATAAAGCGACTTCCGCCGACGAAGCCAACAAAACGCGCGGCTTGATCGAAGCAATCACCACCAATGTTATTCCCGTCGGCGCGACTGAAGATGCCGCTGTGGCGTTGACCTATTGGAAGGTTGTGGAAGCTCTGTCCGCGATTAAACAACAGGGTGGCCAGACCGATGGCCTTGTGCTTGCACTTTCTGCCCCGGCTATGTTACAGCTGAATAAGGACGTTTCCCACAATATGTACATGGCTGGCGTTGTGACAATCGCCGGTTTGAACCTGCAACAGCTTGTTACTCCGTTTGGCCAGATCAGTATGTTGGCCATTCCGTCTCTGAATAAGAAGGCCGCAGAAAAAGCCAACACCGCCGTCCTGTTTAATCCGTCTGTTATGGCTACTGTTACCCAGCCGGTTCCGGCCAAGGGCAACTTCTTTGTCGAAGAACTTGCGAAACAGGGTGCTGGTACTCGCTTACAGCTGTTTGGTCAGGCTGGATTGGATCACGGTCCGGAATACATGGCCGCTAAGCTGACCAACATTAGCAACGACGCGCCGACCGGCACTCTCTAAAAAAGAGTGCCCAATCGGGTTTTAAAAAGAGGTATAAAGAATGAGCAGATACTCAATTAAAGATGAAACAAAGAAAATGATCGCCGATTTAACCAAGGTGCTTTTGCAAGCTGACGAAGAATCTTCCGACGAAGAATCGACCAATAACTTCATCAATGCCATGGTTGGATCGCTTGTTTCTAAATATGCCGGTATCCGCTCATTCCCTTTGTCTTGGTCTGATGAAGCCGTCAGTGTTGAAATAGACGATTATTTCGCGATGCATTGTAATGAATTGGCAAGTCAGATAGTTAATGCGTATGCAAAAATCGGAGCGGAGGGCGAAAGAGCTCACAACGAAAATGGTATATCAAGGACTTATTCGTCTTCCGACCCGTTTTCAAACGCGTTTCCTGACGTTGTGCAAATAGCAAAGGTGTTATAAGTGAGAAGCCTAAAACGAAACAAACAGCAGCTTTATTACGCTTTATATAAAAGCCGTTCGAACGTTCGAGACATAGATGGCAATTACACGGGCGAACACAGCGATTTATATGAAAAGCCGGTTGCGTTCAAAGCGAATGTTTCCGCGAACAAAGGAGAGGCTGATGTTCAGACGTTTGGCATTGATCTTGATTACACCAAAGTTATAAGCACGACCGAAGATTTGCCGATAAAAGAGGGGACGCGGATATGGCAACAGACGCGCCCCCCGACGGGCGAAAACAATGGCGATGGTGCGGACTATTATGTTAAGCAAGTCGCAAAATCTCTAAATAACACGCTTTACGCGATTAAGCTGGTGTCGAAAAATGGCTCATAGTCGTTTTGACGGGTATAAATTAAAGGCCGATTTGTCTGTGGGCGGGATTAAAAAGCTCGCGGAGGAAGTCGGGAATATCCAAAGAAGTTTGCCGGAAATGTGCGATGAGTTCTGCCGGGCTCTTGCCGAACGTGGTGTTGCTATCGCGAAAGAAGAAATATCTTCAATGGGGGCCGTTGAAACCGGGAGCCTCTTATCAAGCATAACGATGAAACGCGGAGACGCCGTTAATATTGGCTCTAAATGGATAATCTATACGGATTGCTATTATGCGGAATATGTTGAGTTTGGGACAGGCTCTGTCGGGGCCAGAAATCCTCACCCGTCTGGTGAGGGAATGTATCTGCAAGATTTATCCAATAAAGTTATGACAAAAAACGGTGACTATGGATGGTACTTTAGCGGTGGCTTTACAACCGGTATGCCGTCTCGCCCGTTTATGTGGAACACAAGAGAGACCCTGCGGCAAGATAGCATCATCAAAGAAGTGGCGAAAGAGGTGTTTGGATGAGTTATGAATCGACGGCATTAAAGCATGACAATTTGATTTTTACAAACATCAAAAACGCCGTTTGGCAAGTATGCCAAAACGTCATAAGGCCAATCGGGCAAACAACGCCGAGCGAATACCCTTATATTGAGGTAATGCTACTTTCAGCCCCAGATTTTGCGAATGACCTTGAAGGAAACGACACTGGAGCAATAGTGGCCTATCAAACAGAGACAGCATCGAACGGCACTTACAAATACGAGAAAACGAAAAAAATAGCGGATGAAGTTTATTCTGCATTTAAGAAAATGGGGTTTTCTCAAGTTGAAATGCGGAGCGTGAAAGACACAGGCGATCCAAGTGTGTTTCGAATCGTTCAACGGTTTCAAAGATATATAGGTTCCGGAGATGAAATGCCGAAACTTTAAAATTCGAATTATAAAAGAAGAAAGGAAAAGTAATGATCGATTTATCAACGATTGGCGTTAAATTTGGCTGGGCCGTTGAAACGGTTGCCGGCAAAAAGCCGGAATCGTTCAAACAGATTCCTCGGTGCAAAAACATCGGCGGCATCTCCCTTGAAGCCGACAATATCGACACGACCGCTCTCGAAGACAGCATCCGGACTTATGTTGCCGGTCTGAAAGATACTGGCGGTTCGTGGACGCTCACTTTCGGATTAAATGACGATCTCGCGACAAAGTGGGATGCGCTTGTAACCGCGTCTGCCGCGGCGAGAAAAACGGGCCTTGCGACATGGGCGGTTATTTACATTCCGGGGCTCACAAAGAGTTTTTATGTAACCTTTGAACCCGGTGACATCCCGATGCCTGAAATCGAAGTTTCGTCTGCGCTTGAGGCTGAAATTTCTTGCATCATCAACGAATACAAGGGGCTTGATACCAAAACCGAACCCACGGCGGCTTAAACAAACTGATTGAATGGCGGTGCGGCTATTAACCGCCCGCCTTTTGTTTTTATAATA